ATGGGATTCGTATGCGTATGGAAGGCACTCTTGATCCATCAAGACGCACTTATCGCCCAGACGATATCAAACGGCAACCTGATCCCATTGAAATGCCTATGCCTCCAGCACCTATAGCGACTGAAGCGCGTATGCCAGATATGGTGCAACAGCTTCGAGAGGCGCTTAGGCAGAAGCAAATGGGTGGCGTTCAGCGTAGACCGATGGCCCGTCGCGGCAAAGGCTTATTGGGTGGGATTATTGGACGGCTTCGACAGCAGATGGATCAGCGACGAGAGATTCCTTTGCCTCGTCGGTATGATGAAGAGGTTGACGATTCTAATTTTGTGTTTACGCAGGGTAGAGATCGTCTTGGAATGCCAGTGATGAGTGCTTCCCCTCGAAGAAATGTTGACCCCAACCGATTCATAAGCGTCGAAGAATTTGAGCGTGGTGGAGCAAAGCCTCAAAAACCAGACATGGAAGAGATTCGCAGACAAATCATGCGCGGAGTTAACGTGCGAGGGATTGGAATCTAATGGCTGAATCTAATGACCTGCTGTCAGCATTAGGCGAATACGGAAGCTCGGCTTCGCCTTACTCGGCGCTGGATCGCTACCTGATGCAGCAGTCGGTTTACGACAGAGACCCAAGAGAAGCGCCAGTAGCGCCCACCATGCGTACTTTGGAGGCTCTTATGCCCTCCACAGAAAATACGATGGCAAGCCAATATGAGCGCGTCATGCAAGAGCAAAGGGACGCAAACGAAGCGGCAGCGGCTTCGCGCCAAACCGAAATAGACAATCTTCGGGATTTGCTGCGTGAAGAACTATCCACCGCCGAAGATGCGGCTCTTGCTCAAAGGTCGGATTTAACCAAGGCGCTAGAAGGCCAGATTGAAGACATGCGCCGAGGCGTTGATGCAGAGACGTTAGGTCTGCGTCAAGCTGGTTTGGATGAGCGAGCTGCACTAGCTCAGCAGATAGAAGAGGGCGATAGGCTGGTGCGTCAGGCTCAGGAAGCTTCCGCAGGCACGTTGCAAGATCGCCTTGCCTCGTTATCCACAGACCTTTCCGACATCACTGGCACGATTGACGCAAACTACGCTCGTCTTGACGAGGTTCAAAAAGATGCCGCTGACGCGACTCAGAGCGAAATAGACTCTTTGAACCAGCAGCTTGAAAACCTGTATGCGGACGTGGAGTCTGGCGGCGCAGCTCAATCTGAATCGATACGGGACGAAACAGCCAACCTCATTGCTGGATTAGAACAGCAGATTGGCGGTCTAGCCGACAATCTTGGTGGATTACCGATTGAGGCGATTCAATCACAACTGGCTTCGGTCAACGATCAGACGGCTCAGTTTCAACAATCTATTGAGTTGGCGACGGGAGAGAGGGCTGATTTATCTTCTCGGATTGACGCATTGCAGTCTTCTGGTTTGACTCAAGATGACTTGAGCGGTTTGTCACAAACCATTGCAGGCCAGCGCCAGAGCGAAATATCTTCTGCCTTAGACCCAGTGCAACAGCAAATTGAGGCTCTGCGAGGACAAATACCTAGCGAGGTTGACACCGAGGCGCTACGCAAACAGATTACTGAAGACGTGATGGCTCAGATGGCAAGCCAACAACCGCCTCCAGCTACAACTACGCCTCCAGCTACGCCTCCAGCTACAACCACGCCTCCGATTGGAACAGATCCCTTTATACCTGAAGGCGAAGGCGGTGCTTACGCAGGATTTGGCCCGTCTGGGTCTGAAGCGGCAGGTTACAATCCTTTCTATGGCGGTAAAGATTACATGCAATATGACCCCGGTGATTACGCTCGATCAGCGGTTCCAACGTATCAAGAAACTACGCAATCGTAATGGCTAGTGAAATACCAAAGAACGTAGCGAACCCTTCGCTTTACAAGAAGGCTAAGGCTAAAGCAAAAGCTAAATTCGACGTGTATCCTAGCGCCTACGCTAACGGCTGGATGGTGCAGGAGTACAAGCGCATGGGCGGCAAATATAAAGGCGCAACGGGTGGCGAAGTAACTCTTAACCCTGAGAAAAGTGACCTTGATAACGACGGTAAACTGAGTCCATACGAGCGCAAGCGCGGCACTGCAATTGCCAAGAGCATGGCAAAGAAAATGAACATGGGCGGAACCGTGATGGTTCAAGGCCGTGGTTGTGGTGCTATCATGCCCAGCAAGCAGAAGAAGACGCGAGTACCTCGTGGCTAAGCCCAGAAGCGGACTTAAAAAATGGTTTGGTAAGGGTAAGGGTGGCAACTGGGTTGACATTTCAGCACCCAAGGAAGGCGGTGGTTTTGAAAAGTGTGGTCGTAAGAGTGCCAGCGATTCTGATCGCGGATACCCTAAGTGCGTACCCGCAGACAAAGCCGCTAACATGAGCAAAAAGCAGATTGCTTCAGCGGTTAGCCGCAAGCGGTCAAAAAAACAAGGCGTTGGCGGGAAGCCTACTAACGTCTCAACTTTCGCTAAAGACGGAGGCGAGATTATGAAAAAAGGTTCAAATAAAGCCATAAGCGTAGATGACTATGAGCGCCAGAGTGGATTCAAGAAGAAAAAATTACCACTCGATAACAAGGCTATCAGCGTGGATGACTACGAGCGCCAGACGCCTCGTGGCCTGCCTAAAGCCAAAAGCCCAGCTACAAAAACGACTACTCCTGCGCCGAGCAGAAGAAAAATGACTGGCACAAGGGTCATGAGAAACAAGGGCGGCACTATCAAGAAGCCGGGTGGCATGAATAAAGGCGGCACCATTAAGAAGCCGAGCGGCATGAAAAAAGGTGGCGCAGTAAAAATGAAGAAGCCATCAAGCAAAAACAGTGGCTTGTATGGTCGCTAAATGGCGTACTTACAGAGCAATATCCCGTACTTTAAGTGCTGGGTAAGACGCGAGTACACCCATAACCACGAAAAGTTTCATGGCGAGTTCATACACGCTATGGCTATCGCGGTTACGACAATGCCGACACGGTGCTTGAGCTTCCAAGTTATTTTTACGGGAGCCGAGTGTGATGAAGACGAGCCTAATGTCCACGGCGGAGCTATGTGGGCAAGGATGCCCATTACGGCTCTGGCAGCGGACGCCGACTACGAGGGTTGGCCCGATCCGATGCCTGTTTGGGCAGCGCAGCCGTGGGATTGCTCGTCATACCACCACTCGGTTTATGTGCTAGATCGTTGCACTCCATGCCCTTGGATCGCCAAAATAGACGGTGAATTTTATCCGGCAAAATACTTATTCACTGTTGATTATGCCGAAAATGAGATAGCCGACGATCCTGCTCAGCATAAGCAAAGCCATGTTATGCAATTACTTGATGCTGGTGATTGGACGGGCAACATCGTGGCCCTACCCAACAACCGAGTTAGAGTCACGCACCCTGCATGGTTCTCAGTGGGCGAGGGCGCACCAGACTTTCGCCCGAGTCAACATATCCATTACAGCAAGAGCGATTTGGACTACACTCTCGACGTGAACAAAGTGTTCGATAACCTCTACGCACCAGAGAAGAAAGATGGCCGTAAGCGGAAGTAAAGATTTCGAGCTAGACGTAGCAGACTACGTTGAAGAAGCTTTTGAGCGTTGCGGCTTAGAGCTTCGCACGGGCTATGACTTAAAGACGGCCAATCGATCCCTTAACCTGATGCTCGCTGAGTGGGCAAACCGTGGTTTGAATCAGTGGACGATCAACCAAAAGACGTTGCCGATGGTCAAAGACACGACCTCTTACACAATTGACACGACCAACCCAACCGCAACAATCGACGTGCTTGATGTCTTCATCAGGGAGACGATGGGCGGAGTGTCAACGGACGTTCCTTTGACCCGCATGTCTCGGTCTGAGTATGCGAACCTGTCAACCAAGACCAGCACTGGCAAGCCTAATCAGTATTTCGTGGACAAGCAGATCAACCCAACCATCACGGTTTGGCCCGCACCAGATCAGACATCTAAGTACGATTTGTACTTGAACGTGCTCAGCCGAATGGATGACGCAGACGCTGGGGCAAACACACTGCAAGTGCCGTTTCGGTTTTACCCCTGCTTGGCTGCTGGTCTTGCGTACTACATAGCTTTGAAGAGAGCGCCTGAAAAGGTTGCTATGCTCAAGCAGCTTTACGAAGAAGAGTTTGAAAGGGCGTTAAGCCAAGACCAAGACAGAGTGTCGTTCAGGGTTGCCCCTGATCTACGCGGGTATAACTTAGGCTAATGGCTTACGCATCCAACAAACGAGCCTACGGCATCTGTGACATCACAGGTTTTCGCTATCGTCTGCGTGACATGAAAATGACGTGGGATGGCTTGTTGGTAGGCCCAGACCAGTGGTCGCCAAAGCACCCGCAGCTCATGCCTCGGCCAACGCCCATTGATCCGCAGGCATTGCAGATCACTCGACCAGATCAAGCGGCCAACGGTAACGACAACAATTTCTTTACCGTATACACCAATGTTGGAAATGGTAAATTGGGCACAACTTTGCAAACTTTTGGAATAACCTGTAGTGTTGGCACTGTGGAGGTAACAACGTCATGAGCTTCACACTGGCAACGCTAAAATCGACTGTGCAAGATTACTTGCAGGTCAATGAGACTACGTTCAACAACAACCTGAACACGTTTATCAAAGAGGCTGAGAGCCGAATCTTTAAGATGGTTCAGCTACCAGAGCAAAGAAAGAACGTGCAAGGTGCGTTGTCAACAAGCAACCGTTTCTTGGCTACGCCAAGCGACTACTTTGCTCCGTTTTCATTGGCGGTTATTGATAGCAACAACAAGTACCATTATCTGGATTTCAAGCATCCGTCATTCATTAAGGAATACAGCCCAACCACGACAACGACTGGAAGGCCCAAGTATTACTCATTGTTTGACCAAACAGCCTTTGAGCTGTCGCCTGTACCAGATTCTGGTTATACGGTAGAGCTGCATTACCTGTACAAACCAGCGTCTTTGACGGTTGGTGGCGACTCAGGCACTACAATTCTATCAACGGATCACCCTGATCCCTTGCTTTACGGCACCTTGGTAGAGGCTGCTGTGTTCCTAAAAGAAGCTCCTGACGTGATAGCCAACTTCGAGGCTCGGTTCAAGGAAGGCGTCTCTCGGATGAAGAATCTGAGCGAAGGCCGTGGAACCCGAGACGAGTATCGATATGACTTATTGCGTACAGGGGTAACCTAATTGGAACCAATCAAAGAACTTGAAGGCAAGAAAATAGCAATTATCGGTCTGGGAGCCTCCCAGATCGACTATGTAATCGGAAAAGAGAACAGCGTCGAATGGGACGAAGTTTGGGTAATCAACTCAGCCTTGTCGGTTTTCGACTGTGATCGCGTGTTCATGCTCGATCCCGCCAGTCGGTTTTTAGATACCGACGATGCAGGAAATCAAACCGAGGTGATGCGTAAGCTACTGCCCTCGTTTGACAAGCCTATCTATACTTGCGAATTGGACGAGCGCGTACCTGCGTTGGTTGAATACCCGCTTGAAGAGGTTATCAAAGACCAACGCTGCGCTTATATGAATACCACTGTGGCTTATGCCCTAGCCTTTGCCGCGTGGAACAAGGTGGGTGAAATCGACTTGTTTGGCATGGACTTCAGCTATAAAAACAACCTGCATTTTGCAGAGGCTGGCAGAGCCTGCCTTGAGTTCTGGATTTGCAAGATGATTGCTATTGGGATCAAGGTTGGTGTAAGCCCAAGATCGTCCCTACTCGATCAGAACGTAGACCTTCAGGACAGGCTGTACGGCTACCATCGCTTGCCGAATCCAAAGGTAGCAATGCCAAACCCAGAGGGTGAATGGGTGGTCTGCAATCGCTCAGAGCTGGCGCAGATGGTTAAAAAGCATAATTTAGAGACGGTAGAACTGCCGTCATCGCCAGAACCGTATAAGGGGTAGCTATGTCACGGGGTGTTTTTCAAGTCGGTCAGGTTATGGTTTCAACCACTGAAAACCGTGGTCATGAAGCAGAATTTTGGGCGCAAGAGACTACTAGGAAGATTTTGGGGATATCAGAAGAAGCTGAGCCGCATATTCGTTTGCAAGCGGAGGCTTTCCGCAACCAAGTTTATACTCTAATATTGATGGGGATGAAGAACGCCATTGCTTCTGACCGAGTTACGATTCGTGGTTTACTTGCGTCTCAGGGGCATGAAGACATGGCAAAAATAATCAAGGAGATTTGATATGGCCATCACTTCCGCAATTCCCACTAGCTTCAAGCAGGAGCTTTTGGTCGGAACTCATAACTTTACCGCTTCAAGCGGCAACGCTTTTAAGCTTGCGCTTTACACGTCTAGTGCGACCTTGGGCGCTGCTACGACTGCATTCACGACCACAGGTCAAGCCAGTGGAACCAACTACACGTCTGGCGGCAATACGCTTACGTCGGTGACACCAACAACTTCTGGCACGACTGCGGTATGCGACTTTGCTGACCTGACATTTGGCACAGCCACTGTCACGGCGCGTGGGTGCATGATCTACAACGACACACAGTCGGATAAAGCGTGTGCAGTGATCGATTTTGGCGGTGATAAAACCAGCACGGCTGGCGATTTCACGATTGTATTTCCTAGCCCAACGGCTACCGGCGCGATTATTCGGTTGGCGTAATGGCTTATGCCACTACAAACACTAGATTTTCAACCGGGCATCGACAAGGAAGGCACCGACTACTCGGCTAAAGGCGGCTGGGTAGACGGTAACCTCGTAAGATTTAGAAAGGGTCGTGTCGAAAAGGTAGGTGGCTGGCAAAAGCTCGGTGCAAGCAATTACCTTGGCATTGGTCGCGCTCTACATGCTTGGATAAGCCTTGGCGGGGTTCGATACCTTGGTGTCGGTTCTACGTTCAAGTATTACATCGAAGAGGGCGGCACCTATTACGACATAACACCTATAAGGGCGACCACGTCTGCGGGTGATGTCACTTTCGGCGCAACCAATGGTTCTTCAACGATTACAGTCACCGATACCTCGCACGGCGCGGTAAATGGGGACTTTGTGACGTTCAGCGGAGCGGCTTCCCTTGGCGGGTTGATAACCGCAGACGTTTTGAACCAAGAATATCAAATCGACCTTGTCACCTCGGTCAACGCTTACACAATAACCGCCAAAGACACGTCTGGCGCAACGGTTACGGCCAACGCATCAGACAGTGGAAATGGCGGCTCCAGCGTGGTCGGTGCTTACCAAATCAACACTGGACTAGACACTTTTCTGAAATCGACTGGTTGGGGCTTGAATACATGGGGTTCTGGCGGCTTTGGCTCTGCATCACCGATCAGCGCAATAAACCAGCTTCGCTTGTGGACGCACGACAACTACGGCGAGAACCTGATTATCAATCCTCGCGGCGCAGGCATATATCGCTGGGTTGAAAACAACGGAACCAGCGTCAGGGCGCTTGAGCTTTCTGGTGTTACTGGCGCCAACTTAGTGCCAACTGTGGCGCTTCAGGTCATCACTTCAGAGACTGACCGCCATTTGGTGGTTCTTGGCGCAGATCCGATATCAGGTAGCAGCAGGACTGGCGTAATTGACCCCATGCTGGTGGCGTTTTCCGATCAAGAGAATGAGTTGGACTTTGAGCCTACAGCCACGAATACGGCGGGTTCTTTGAGATTATCTTCTGGTTCATTCATCGTTGGGGGGATCAAGTCTCGTCAAGAAATCTTGATATTCACCGACACCAGCCTGTACAGCATGAGCTTTATCGGGCCTCCACTCACCTTTGCGATCAACTTGATCAACGAGGGTTCTGGGCTACTTTCCCCCAAGGCGGCTGTGAATGCGCCAAACGGCGTGTTTTATGCCAGCAAAACTGGCTTTTACTTCTACAGCGGCTCGGTTAAGCGCCTGCCTTGCACGGTGCAAGAGTACGTTTTTGAAGACATAGACCTAGATCAAGCGTTCAAGTGTCACATGGGCAGTAACACTGAGTTCAGCGAGATATGGTTTTTTTATCCGAGCATCGAAGACGGCACTGGCGAGATTAGCCGATACGTCATCTACAACTACGAAGAAAACCATTGGTCTGTGGGTAGCTTGGCGCGTTACGCATGGCTTGATGCAGGCATCGAGGATCTGCCTTACGCCACAGCAACCACAAGCTCTCAGCAGTGCGTGTTTGAGCACGAAACGGGCTTTGACGATTATGAAGACGCTATGACTGGCGTTTTCATCGAGAGCGCCGACTTGGATATCTCATCTGGCGATTCGTTTACCTTTGTTAAGCAAATTATTCCAGACATGAAGTTTGTCACTGAGACAGGTGTGAGCGTAGATCCTGCTATGAACATTGTGCTCAAAAGCAGAGATTACCCCGGCCAGAGCTTAACAACCGACTCCACAACTCAAGTCACACCGACAACCACATTCAGCAATGTGCGGACTAGGGCGCGTCAGGTAGCTTTTCGGTTTGAGAGTGACGATGACAACACGGCTACTGAGCAGAAGGGATATAAGTGGAGGCTTGGTTCTACCCGAATCGACATCCAGCCTAGCGGCAGACGTGCATGAGCAGGCTGCTTCAGACCCAATTGCCCTTTTCTCAGGGCGATTCTGTCAGCTCAGACACGTTTAATCGGCTGGTTCGTATCCTAGAATTAAACCTTGGGGCGGTGGATTACACGATTTCTCCGCATTTTAATGCCACCCAGATAAGCGAGCTTCAGTTTGCAACGGGTAGTATAATCTTCAATACTACAAACCAAATACATCAAGCGTTTGACGGCACTGTGTTCAGAGACCTGTACGGCCATCAAACTTACCCAACGGGACTGGCGATCACCGCTGGCGTTGGGGCTGTAACCGTGAGTACACCGTAATGGATGCAATGCTACAGAGTCGAATTCAAAACCTGATTGGCGCTGATATGCCGATAGGCGTTGAGCAATACGCAGAGGGCGGTGAGGTTGATACTCCCGGCCCCCTTACTGGTCTTGAGACGGACTTGCTAGAAGGCGCTGTTGAAGGGCTTGATGAATCGGAAAGCATGGGGATGGGAATCCCTGACATGTCAGGCTCTGGGAACCCAAACCAAGACTTAGAAAATACGATTAACGAGCTGATGATGGCTCGTGGGGAAGCCGAAGATGAAGGCGAAATAGCGTACATCGACGGCTTGATAAATGCTGCCGAAGTTGGCACTAACGCTCCTATGGCAGACCTTGCTGTTCAGCTTTCTCAAGCTGGTCGGGGTGGCGATGTCACGTTGGCGCACCTTCGCAACGGCGAAATCGTTTTGCCGCCTGAGTCAATGGAAGATCCAGCGTTTGAGGCTGCTGTCGAAAAGCGTTTGATGGAAATAGACGTAGACCCGCAAGCGACTGTTGTTGGCGCGGGTATCGCAAGTCTCAACCCAATTACGGGGCTAGAAGAGTTCGGTTGGCTCAAAAAGACGTGGAAAAGCGTCAAGAAGGTTGCAAAGAAGGTGATCAAGCCGATTGCAGCGGTGGCTCAGTTCATACCCGGCCCTTGGCAACCGATAGCTGCGCTGGCAAATAAAGCCTTTACTGTTTATGACGTGGCTAAGGGCAGGGCTAGTCCCTTAGCTCTCGCTGGGGCTTTTGCACCTATACCGGGCGCTGATGCTGCTGGTGGCGCTGCTGGTGCTGCTGGGGCTGCCGCTTCAGCGAGCAAGGGTCTCGGCTCTCTTGGCAAGATCGGAGAGTTTTTTACGAAAGGCGCGGATGGAGTTGGCTTTTTAGGCAACGTAGGTAAATCTTTGGGTGGCGCAGGCAGAGGCATTGCTGGGCTTGTAAGCGGTGGCGGCGCAGATAACATAGGCAGATTTGGTCGCTTGGGAGATTTCTTAGGCGGTACCAGTGGCGCAAGCGGAGGCATTGCTGGGCTTATAAGCGGTGGTGGTGCCGATAATGTTGGTCGCTTTGGCCGTTTAGGAGATTTCTTGGGCGGCATTGGTGACGCTACTGGCTTAACCAACTATGGGGCAGCAATGACCGATGCTCAAGCTGGAGCTGAATTGAACAAAATGATGCGATCTGGAAGCATCAATGCGGACATGATTAGCGGGTTGTCTTCACAAGGATTGACGCCGAAACAGATTTTGAACGCTGTTTCTGGGGTGACTGACCCATTTATGACGACGGGAGGAACCCTCATGGGTTCCAAAGCCTTGGGCAGTTATTTAGGTCTGCCAAGTCTGCCAAAAGAGGTGGCAGCACTCATTGAATCTGGCGACTATGACGGGGCTGAAGCTCTCTACATGCAAATGGTTCAAGCTGGACAAGTTGACCCTCGACAGTTAGCTGGCGCTAGTGGCAGCGGCTTCAATCTGCCGAAAATACTGGGTGGAAGTGGTACACCGGGGCAAAGCCGTCTTGGTCTGATAGAAGACTTCCTGAAGGGCAAGACGTCTGGCCCAGTGCGACAAGGCAGCGGCCTTGGCAGTTTGGGCGGTTTATTTGGCGGAACTGGAAGCGGCGGTCTTGGGTTGGGTGATTTAGGTGCTATCGGAGCAGCAGGCTTGCTTGGCAAGCTGGCATATGACGAGGCTAAGAACCGAAAAGGTGTAGCCTTGACCCCGCTCACTCAAGAGGGATCGACTGGCCGATATAACATCGAAGCCGAGATTGCTCGACGCATGGGCAAGCCAGCGCCAAACCCCGTTGAGTACGGTTTGTTGCCTACAGGAACCATACCCACGCTGAGTGGTGGTAGGCGAGCGCCTCAAGAAGAACTTGTAGCGGCGCTGGATGTCGAACCGCTCCCTGTCATGGAAGAGAAGCAAATTGAGCCAGTGAAGGCTCGATACGGCGGCTCGGTCATGCCGATGGCTTACGCCAAGGGCGGTAACGTAGCGACAGAAGACTTTGAGCGCATGAACGGCGGCATCAACGGCGAAGGCACAGAAATCAGTGATGATGTGCCTGCCATGCTGTCAGACGGAGAATTCGTCATGACGGGTCAGGCAGTAAGAGGTGCTGGCGCGTTTGATTTAGCACAAGGCAAAGGCGGCATAATCACGCTGACACCAAACGGCAGCGAAAGCCGAGACGGTGGTACAGCACTCATGTACGAGATGATGGATTTATTCGCAGAATTTGCGGATAAGCCAAAGGAGGCAGCAGCGTGAGCATATTGACGCCGGGCCAACTGGCTAGGGTTCGTCGGTTTCAAGAAGGCGGCAGCACATCGCAGCCTTTTGTTGCAGGCGTAACCAAGACTGAACAGCGCCTTGACCCGATCACTCAGCAGCTATTGTTTGGTTTGGACGGTGAAGGCGGCTTCATACCCGGCGCTTTCCGCGCAGCAGAGCGCACTTTCTTTGACGAGCAAGGTCGCCCGATTGTCATCCCTCAAGAGATTGCAGGGCTAAGCCCTGATCAAATTCGAGCAATGGAGCTTGCGAGAGCTAATGTTGGCATCCAAAAGCCATTCATTGAAGAAGCTCAGCGCCGAGGACAGCAAGGCATTACTGCACTTCAGCGCGGCTTAGAAGACCAAGCCATAGCTTCTCAAAGGGCGCTAGAAGCCCAAAGATCAGGAGCAAGATTTGCCCTCGATCAAAGAGACCGTGCTCTCATGGAGTCGCTTAGAGGAACTCAGGAGGGTCGTGGTAGGGCCATCGCTGCTGAAGAGCGGCTACGCGGCGATCTTGGCGACCTTTCACGAAAAGGTGTGCGGGATACTCAGCGATTTGGCATGGACTTGGCGAGAGCCAGAGGTCTTGGTCTTTCTGAAGCGCAACGACTACGCCGTGGTTTGGCAGAGTCGCAGGATCTGCTGAGAGGCACCACAGGTGAGCTAGACATAGCGGCAGAGACGGCGAAGTACCAAGACCCATACGAAGATCAAGTCGTTCAGCAGATGATCCAAGATGCGACTGAAGGTCTTGCTCGGCAAGACATCAGCGCAATTGCTGGAGACATACAGCGGGGTGGTGAGTCAGCATTCGGCTCCAGAGCGCGTCTAACGGGCCAAGAGCGCCTTGAAGCGATGGGCAGAGGATTGGGCAAGGCCGTTGGCGCATTGCGTTCACAAGGCTTTCAGCGAGCACAACAGACCGCTATCGGTGAAGACGAAAGACGGCGTCAAGCTGCTCGAACCGCATCGGCTGGTTTAGCAGGGCTGCGCGGTCAAGATTATTCGGCAGGCACAGGTTACGGCAACTTGCTACAACAAACCGCGCAACAGCAGCTTAGCGCACAGCAACAGCTAGGCTCCCAGCTTGGCAGTGCAGCGCAACAGCGTTTTGCTGCTGGCACTGGCTTAGGTCAAACCTTGTCAGGGTATGGTCAGCAGAGTGCGGCTGCTAGACAGGCAGCGGGGCAAACAGGCATGAACGTAGCAGGAACGCTTGCAGGCCAGTACGGTCAGATTGGAGCGCAGCAAGCGGCTGGTGGGCAGGCTCTAGGAGCCGCTCAGACGGGCTATGGCAACTTCATGAGTGGATTAGGAACGCAGGCTCAGCAGGCTGGTATGCAGGACGTAGCGGCCTTACAGGGCATTGGCGGCATGGCACAGCAACAGCGTCAGCGACAGCTTGACGCGCAACGTGCTGGCTTGTTGCAGGCTCAGCAAGCGCCACTGGCTCAGTACCAAGCCTTGATGCCGTTTGTGCAGATGGCACCAGCGGGTCAGACGCAGTTCCAGACTCAATTTACGCCAGATCCATCCGCATTACAGGCGGGTGTGGGTACAGGTCTTGCGACACTGGGTGCGGTGGGCAACTTCTTTAATCCAGCAACTCGGCTTACAGGGAGTGGCATCCAGTAATGGCAATAAATAGAGCGCAGTTAGAGCAGCAGATTGCTGGTTTAGGCAATGGCGGCGAAATTAATGCAATGGAAGAGTACGGCAGCGGCACGGGTTTGAAGCCGTTGGATATGGAGCAGTTGGATACGGAGCAGTTGGATACGGAGCAGCTTGCAGACCCTGTTCAAAAACAAATCGAAGAAATGGTTCAAGCTTTGCAGCCAAAGCCTTTTGACTTTGACGCAAGCTATAACAAATACTCTCAGCGCCTTGCGCCATATTTTTCTCAGTCTACTCGACCAACTTTTTACGACATGGCTTCGGACATTGGCAAGGCCATGCTGTCTGCTGACCCAACTGCTGGTGCGTTTCGTAGTGCAGGCATTGGGTTCTCAAACTTCAACGAGCGTTTACGCAAAGACAGAGAAAGCCGTATTGCACTAGATAGACAGATTGGTTTGCAGGCCATGCAGATGGCTACGGCTGATGAGAGAGCGGCAACAGATTATTTGAACAAGCTAGAGCTTGAGAGAATCAAGCTTGCTGGTAAGCCGTATGACCCTTTGATTTATGAGGTTCCTGATCCCAAAACTGGTGAGACTCGCACTATTGAGGTTGACCCTCGCAACCAAGCAGAAGTTGCTGCAATACGAATGATGCCGAATGCTAAACAAATTAAGCTTGCCGACTCGCAGATCACGATTGATTCTCGCACCACCCCTGAAAGCACTTACGACAAAGAGTCGGCAAGAACGCTAAATGAATTAGAGGCAGCGTGGGCGGACGAAGCAAAACAAGGCGTGTCGCAAAACCAATTGACCAGCATGTTTTTGTATCAACTACAAAAGCTGGGGCCAGAAGGATTTGGTGTAGTTGAAGCTGGGACTATGGGCGCTCGAAAGCTTTTGGACGATTTGGGCATTGTTTATGACTCAAAAATCCCTGATCAAGAGCTTGTGAACACGCTCGGAACAAGAATCGCAATGGCTTTGGTGGGCCAAACGAAAGGCGCGATTACCGAAATGGAAATGCGGTTGTTTTTGGCGGCATCGCCAACTCTTGCGTCTACCTACGAAGGTGCTTTGAAGCAA